TGCAACCAAGGTAGCCTGTTGATGATTTGTCCGTCCAATAAGTGAACGGATTGCTCGGTGTGGCATTGCCGAATAGCGTGAACGCACTTGACAGACTATTGATGCTTGTTCCCTTGACGGTCAAATATGATTGCCGATAACTGATATGCGTACAATGGAAGGTCACAATGCCGTCAATCGGCTTCGTGAAGGACACGATATCAAACGGCTGGATGTCACCTGTTTCGTCATGCGTTACACCGATGATTCTGCCGATTTGGATCAACTCATAGTTTGCACCATTCACAGGATATTCCATATCCATTTCATAGACACCATTTCTTTCTTCGGAAACTATCACGGAAATAGCGTCACGCAATCTTCCCAAGCCGTTGCTGATGAATACCGTTTCGCCTTTATCGTAAATAATCGGTATCATACTTTCCACCACCTTGGAACAACTTTCAATTGTGTTATTGTATTATCGTATGTGAACGTTGTTGCACCTGACGGCAAAACAGGAAGTTCGGCTGGCATTGAAACCGCATCGTTTACCGAAATTACAACGCCTGTGTCCTCGTTCCATGCCTCGCCAATGTCAAGGTCAATGTACAACGGGTTGCCAAGTGCCGTTTTGGTTGAATACCCATATACTTCGTATAGGTTCAAACTTGCCTTGAGTGTTGCATTGGCTACTGTTGACGGTGACAATGACAATGAAAATGTTAGTGTGTCATCACCATCATAAACAACCGCCCCTGTTGCCGTGACCGTGGTTGTTGTTGTAACGTTTGTTTGTTTGTTTCTAATGCTCACATCAAGCGTTGCCGAAAAATTAAACGTTTCTGATGTGCCTTTTGAAAAACTATGTTCGTCAATTGCCAACCAAACAATACCTTGATTCTGTATGTTACAATTACTTATTGCCGTTGCAATAGTGTCTGAATAATACCCTTCATCAGCCTTGTACTGTATTATAAAAAAAGTACTGTATGTATTTAGTGTGGAACTTATAATTATACTGTCGGTTGGGTTCAATGAGGAAAGTGTTGTTTGCGGAATTTCAAATGACTCTGGGATGTTATAATAGGGGGAAACGTCCCTCATTAATTGAACATAACCCAAAAATTCACCGTCAGAAACCGTTATTGTACTATCCCCAATATTAATGTCACCATAACCGTACACTTGTAATTGCGGTTTTGCGTCAAACAACGTTGGGTTGGTGATACTGTTCCCACTTGCAACCGCCGTTGCGGTTTCGCCTGAAGTCAGATACCTTTGCGGTTTACATTCAAACACAAGGTCAAACTCCCCAGCAATCAGCATATCATGCGAAACTTCAAGACCGCTTTTGTAGATTGCCATCCTGTATTCATTCGGGTTGTAGTCATCTTCAAGCCGAACATAGCCGACTTTGGAACACAGAAAGTTGCGAAGATCCGACACCGCCTGTGCGAAGTCCGTTGCATTGTCGGTTGCGATACTCGCTGGATATGTCACTTCAATGTTGTTGAAATTTCCTTTGTCCAATACAAACGCACCGTTGCGTCCGGCAATGTCTAACATTTCAACATTCCGTTCAGGAGCATTGAACACACCTTCGCCTGTGATGTAAACACCGTATGTCCGTGAATTAGTGCCGTCAAATGTGAAGGATTTGAAGTTGCTCTGTGTTGGATTTATGCCCATGCTTCTGTTCTCCTCTTCTGTGTCTGAATCAGTTTGCGTTCAACGGCATTTGCAAGTTCCGTCACGCTCATGCCGTCCGAACCGTAGACATTGACCGTGATGCCGTTGCCACCGCTGACGGCTTTCGCAATGTCACGCATCAATGCATCCCTTCCGTACAGGATTTCACTTCCAGCTTCACCAGCACCGAACAATGTCGCATTGCTGAACATATACGGATTCTGCATGGCTTTTTTATACCATTTGACGGAAATGCCAGGCTTTTCGCCCTTGCCACCGATTCCGAATGGTGCTTTGCCCTTCACGCTGAAGTGCGGAAGTTTCATGCCTGAAAAGATTTTGCCGATGCTCAATGGGAAGAACCCCTTGATTTTGTTTACAACATCAGATACCTTGTCTTTGGCATCCTTAATCGGCTTTGTGATTTTCTCCTTGATGGATTTGAATGTGTTGCCGACCTTTTCCTTCAGGCTTGTGAAGACGCTTGTGACCTTGTCTTTGATTCCTGTCACCGTGTTGGTGACCTTCGTTTTGATGTTTGTCCAAACGGTTGAAATCTTCGTTTTGATAGCCGTGAACACCGTTGTGATGAACGTCTTGATAGCCATGAATTTGACTTTGATTGAAGTCACCATTGCTATGATAATCTTCTGTATTGCGTTCTTGATAGCCGTCCAAATCTTGATTGCGAATTTCTTGACGGTATCCCAATTCTTGTACAAAAGCACACCGATTGCGATTGCTCCGGCTATACCAGCAACAACAAGTCCTATTGGCCCAAGAAGAAAACTGAACGCACCAGCCAATGCTGGAACAATCGTCATCAGACCACCGATGATTGAAACGAAAGAGCCGAATATCATCAATAGCGGCCCCATAACTGCGGTGATTCCAGCAAGTGCAAGTGCGAAGGATGCAAGTTGCGGATGTTGCTTCATGAAGTCAATGAATTGCTGAAGTTTCGGCATAAGGTTTTCCTGAAACCATGACACCAAATCTGCCACCGCTGGAAGAAGAATAGCACCGATTTCCTCGCCCATGTCACCAAGTGCGTTCTTTGCCTGTTGGATCTTTCCAGCGTCCGTCTTTGCGAATTCCGTGTTCATGTTGCCGACATTCTGCGTGATGACATCAGCCAACATGGCGGCTTTCTCTTCTTCAGTTCCGTACTTCAGCACTTCTGCCTGTGCGTCCGTGAATGAGATACCAGCCTTCTTCAACGCACCTGTCTGCCCCATCATGGCTTTGCCGAACATATTGGCAAGTCCAACGGCATCTTCCTGTGTTCCGTTCAGACCTTTCTGCTGAACAAGAAGATTCTCAAAAGCTGGCATCAGTTTGTTGACCGTTGACGGTGCGGAAGAATATGTTGCCATCTGTTGGCTGAAGGAAAGTGCTACTTCGTCACCAACAACACCTTGCTTCTGAAGTGCCGATGCAAGTTTCATTGTGGCTTGGGCAGCACCGCTGGTTGCACCCATCCTTGTCTTGTAGATTTCCGTCAGTTTCTGTTCTGCCTGTGCCTGTTGTTGGCTCATCTCTATCAGTTTTGACCCAGCATAGATTCCCGCCATTCCATAGACGGAAACAGAAGTTGTGATGGTGCGTCCAGCCGATTTGATTTTGTTTCCAGCCGTCTTGAATGCGTTGCCGACCGCAAGTGCCTGTTGTTTGCCGACCGAACCAAATCTGCGAAGTTCACCTTCTGCATTCTTCAGTTGGTTTTCGCACTTGATGATGTCACGTTCAAGTTTCCTGTACTCCGCAGAAGTCTTGTCAACATTGGCCGCATTCATCTTTGCCTGAATGGCACGAAGTTGCTTCAGTTTGCCTTCCGTTTCGGAAACGGATCGCTGAAGCAATTCAAACTTCTGCTTCAGAAGCGTGGTGTTCGCTGGGTTGAATTTCAACGCACGGTTGACCGATTTCAGTTCTGCCTGTGTCTTGCTGATTGCACCGTTTGCCTTCTTTAGTCCGGCATTCAGTTTTGACATATCAGCCGAAAATTCAATTGTTATACCTTTGATGTTTCCAGCCATTTTCAACCTCAAAATCTATCAAAGTCTTTTTGCGTTGCCTTGTATGGATATTTGTGTTGGTCATTGCCCTGTTCCGTCAGCATATCCATGACAAGACCGAATTCTATTTCTTCAAGTTCAAACACGGTCAACCCCAATTCCTTGCACCGCAAAAGGTACAAGCCTGTGGTCATCTTCCGTGTGGTTTCTCTCTGTCTTTTTTTAGGGATTGGCTGAAGTCACCGTGTTGCCCATGTAGGCATTCAGGATCTCTTCAGCCGAATTTGCGAATGCCATCGGCTCAAAGCCTTCCAGCCACGCAATGAAATCTTCTTCATTCAGTTTGTTCATGTCGGCTTTTTCTGCCTGTTTCGCCATGACATAGGTCAGTTGTGCGATGGTTTCAAAGCCTTCCTGTTCCGCTTTCTGCTCGTTGCCGAACACAGAAAAAATGTCTTTGTGAAAGACCTGTTTGAAGCGGAACGGTGTTGCTGCGTTTGCAGAAAGTTCCACTTCTTTGCCGTCAATATTAATCTTTGTGAACATGATATTGCCCCCTTGATAAAATGTTCAATACATTACAAAAAACCGCCCACAAGCCGTTTCTGTGGCTCATGGACGGCTTTGCTTTTGTTAGTCCTGAACGGTACTGAACCAATTCGTGTATGCCGTTGATGCTGTGTTAGCACATTGTGCTTTCACGATACTGTCAAACGCTCTCGGTGATGCGGTAATTTCGCCTGTGACCGTCTGCACTTCAATGCCGTCTTCAGTTGTGGATGATTCAATGTCAGGCCTTGCCATCTTACAGTTGTACATGACATACCTTGTCGCATTCTCGTCACCTTCAAACTGAAACAGAAGTGCAAATGCCTTCGGCTGAATCGTTGCGTCTTCGTAGTAGACACCTGTCTTCGCTCCTGTGCCGACAGTTTCGCCCATGATGTCCTTTCGGAATGAATCAGGGATCATTGCAGACTCAAAGTCACCGCTATAGCCGTTGTTTGCGATTGCGGTGAAATACTTCACATTATCTGCAAAGAAGTCATTGGTGTCACCTTCAGCCGACAAGGACAGGTTCACCGCTCCTGGCCACGGCACAGGTGTGCCATATGTCACCGTGTTCGTTCCAACGGTCACCGATGCGTAATGCACATTCTTCAGTCCGTACTGTACTTTATTCGCCATTTATGATGACCTCACTTTCGTATGTAGTTTGATAAATCAATTCATCGTTTAGAAAATCTGTTTGTTTGTACCATGTAATTCCATGAGCCTTCAGCACCGCTTCAACCGTTGCTTCTGCGTCAGGATCTTTTGCTTTTGTGAACAGTTCAATATGCAATGCCCTTTTGTCCACATAGTTGGACGAATCGGCATAGACATCATTGTTATTTGGGAAGTAGTACACAACAAACGGTGTTGCTGGTGTCTGCGAAAAATGGCTATATCTCCACGGATAACCCATTGATGCGACCATGTTCGCCACTTCATTTAATGTCATAATTTCGCCACCACCTCATTGTAGAATTCCTGTGTCTGTTGTTCTTCAATCCGTTTGACCGTTCCTGTGTAGTCAACTTTTTTCGGATAATGTCCACCCTTGTAGCGTCCTGTAGCGTGTGAATTCTCCAGCAAATGGATAAGCTGATAGTCCGTGCGGTTATATACAACCCTTGTCAGTTTGTACGCACCGCCACCGACATTCTTGTGCGACCATCCTTTTGCATATTTCCCACCTGTCGGTGCTGATTGCTTCAGTTCTCGGCTTGTCTGCCTTGATGCGTCCTTCAGCATCCCTTCAAGTTTGGACGATGCTTCGTTCCCATATTCCGCAAGTGCATCAAGGATTGCTTTCTCCACTTGCTCCGGCTTTACTGTTCTGCTGACCATGTACCCACCTTCCTTTCAGCATACAGTTCAAGGTCATCCCCTGTTCTGTATGTCCTGTAGATGG